CGCATGGGATTGGTTCACGGACGATTTTTTTACACGATTCAGTGAGGACGCCGCATTACTTGCTATATTGACCAGGTGGCACGTTGACGATCCAATTGGTCGATTGATTGAGAAATACCCCGGCGTAAAAGTGTGTAAATACAAAGCCATTGCCACCGAAGATGAGGTATATCGACAAGAGGGTGAAGTATTATTTCCCGAGCATAAGTCGTTAGAGTTCATATTAGAACGTAAAACGATAATGTCCTCGAATAATTTCGAATCACTGTATCAACAATCTCCGTATATCCAAGGTGGTAATATTATCCAAGGTGGATGGTTCCCGCGTTACGATATTCTACCGCCTATCAAATGGCGGGCAATGTTTGGTGATACAGCATTCAAGAAAAAACAATCGAACGATTATCAGGTTGCATTGTGTTCCGGATTAGGCACCGACGGCCGACTATATTTAATTGATATGTTACGTGACAAATTTGAAGCATGGGAACTTGAGAAACGATTTCCCGATTTCTGGTCGAAACATAAAAACCGTGATACGGGTCGTTTGAGATATTTCGCCATAGAAGATAAAGCCAGCGGTACCGAATTAATCCAGCGTATGCAAAAAGTCATAAAGCCAAAAATACCGGTCAAGGCGATACCGCGTAATATCGATAAATATACAAGGGTGTCGGATGTGCTGGGTTACATTGAATCAGGTTATGTCGTATTGCCCGCTAATGCCCCGTGGGTGGCGGATTTCATCACAGAATGTGAAGCGTTCACCGCCGATGACGCACATGATCATGATGACCAAATCGATACAATGTGTGATGCAATATCGGACATGTTACACAGTGGTCGAGTCGCGGTAGCTGACACGTTGTAACATATGGTTTATCATTGGCAATAATTAATCAATAGGGTTAACTGTAATGACAACAAATAATCTGGTCCAAATTAAACGAGAAAACGCCGTCGCTAAACAGCAACGTGACGGATTAGTTAACGTTGCGACCGGGCTCGGGACCGCCAAATCAAAATTATCTCATAGCATGTGGGAACTCGAATCATTGGTACATGGTTTCCAACAACTCGACGCGGCGTATCAATCGAATTGGATTGCTCGACAGGTGGTTGATGTACCGGCTGAGGATATGACACGTGAATGGCGTTCGATAAAATCTGAAGGTGCCGAAGAAATCAAACTACTTGAGGATGCATTGGACATCACCGGTAAGGTTCAAGAGGCGATAACATGGGCCAGGTTATACGGTGGATCCGGAATGTTGCTGTTAACGGGTCAGGATTTAACAAAACCACTGAAAATCAATAAGATTAAAAAGGGTGACCTGAAACGTGTCATCGTGTTTGACCGTTGGGATTTATCCGCAATGACGTTAAATGTAACGAATATCTTAGCGCGTAATTATCTACAACCTGAATTTTATACCATCGTCAGCGGTGCGCAACAAATCCATTGGTCACATGTTGTACGTTTTGAGGGGGCCAATTTACCACGTCGTCAAATGGTTCAAACCCACGGGTGGGGCGATTCTGAGTTACGTAAGTGTATGGCGGATGTTAAAGAAATGGTATCAGCTAAGAGTGGTATTGCTGAATTAATGCAAGAGGCAAATGTTGATATTATCACGCGTAAAGGTCTAAACGATGACCTGGCAAGCGACCAAGATGAGGCAATCATTAAACGATACGAAATGTTTTCATTGATGAAATCATGTATACAAATGGGCCTACTTGATGAGGATGAATCATTTGACCGTAAAGAACTGAGCCTATCCGGTGTCGCTCCAATTTTGGAAATATTCATGACATGGATATCAGGCTGTGCCGATATACCGCTTACCCGGTTATTCGGTACAAGCGCAAAAGGTATGAACGCGACGGGTGATGGTGATATGCAGAATTATCACAATTCGATACGCAGTAAGCAGACAACAAAGCTTGCACCATCGATGAACGCACTTGACCAGGTGTTGGTGCGTTCGGCATTGGGTCATTATCCCGACGATTATTCATATGTGTGGAACCCGTTGGAACAAATCAACGAGGTTGAAACGGCGCAGGCTGAACAATTACGCGCATCAAAAGACCAAATATATCTAGAATCGGGTATTGTCACAAAATCACAGATTCAACGTAATCTACAATCGAACAATGATTACCAATTTGAAGACGAACAAATTGAACAACTCGAAGAACTCGAAGATGCGAATATGTTTGACGAACCGTTATTACCTCCACTTGATTTAACATCTGATGCGAATTTCGAAAACGGGTATGTTAACGTAAGGCCCGACCAAATGATTGCCCATCATATCGCGGGATATTTGAAAGACCTAGGGATTGAGGACTACATTCAACCTGATGATATGCATGTCACTGTGATGTATTCTCGCAACAACGCTATTGATACCAACGCCGATCCGAAACGTAAGTATATTGCGACCGTGAAAAATGGCGTAGCAATTATGGGTAAAAACTCCAGTAGTACAGTGGCGTTAAAATTGGATAGTGATGATTTACAAGCTCGACATGGTGAATTATTTATGCATGGTGCGGTGCACAGCTTCGACGAGTATGTACCACATCTATCGTTGAAATATAACGCCACCGATGAAGATTTACGTAAATTACGTGCGAACCCGTTGAACATTGATAAACTAGTTTTAAGCTATGAAACGTTTGGGCCGACTAGTGGCTAACATTCTCACCAGCGAGGATTTACTCGAGCAACAATTAAAATCGATTACCGAGCGTAAAGACATTCGACCGAAACCTGTGGAATTATCCAAAGCAACCGGCATCGAATATAATGCGTTATTGAAAAAACTGGTTAGAGAAATCAAGAAAGACGTCAATCAATTATTACCATTGTTGCGTCAATTAGCACCTGAGTATCAAACCGATTCGGTAATATCAACCAATGATTCACTAATTGATACCACTGGGTTACTACTGACCACCAACGACGGCTACGTGACGGAAATTACCAGCGCCCTGCGTCGACTACTGGACAAATGGAGCTCGCCTGAATTTCGCAGCGTAGCGGCTCGCATGGCGTCACAATTTGTACGCACGGCAAATACTGTCAATGGTAAGCGCTTTAGTAAATCAATGAAAAGTTTTGGCATCGACATATTCGGCGACGATCCAAGTTTGCAGGAATATGTCGATGCAAGCATTTTTGACAACACGCGTTTGATCACGTCCATCCCCGAACAATACTTGACACAAGTTGAATCTATAGTCATGACAAATATTCGTGCGGGTGGGCGTCCCTCTTCAATTGCTAAATTATTACAGAAGCAATTTGACGTTACTGAGAATCGCGCGAAAATGATTGCACGCGATCAAACGGCTAAGGTCAATGGTGACCTGAATAAAAAACGTCAACTTGCCACAGGGTTCGAATATTTCCAATGGTTAACCAGTGAAGATGAGCGCGTTCGTGATAGACATGATGATATATCGGATAAAATTACGGCATATGGTAAGGGTATTTATCGGTGGGATAACCCGCCGCTATCGGAAAACGGTACACCAATTATACCTGGTCAGGATTTCCAATGTAGATGTACAGGACGGCCGGTTAGTCAGCGCGAAGTCGATGAGAATGTTAAGGCCGGGCGAACCCGACCAGGTGTTAAGCGTTAGTGTATGGTTATTCGTCTGAGTGCTTTGAAATGATTAACGTGATAACCAGCGTTATATGTGCAATATGACGGTATATCAACGACGATGCGGTCAGGCTCTATCCTCTTGATTGTAATTTCCATCCAATCGCTGAGTCCGATTTTAGCCTCAACAATGTCACCAACTTTTAAATCGTTAATAGTCATAACATCCCCTAACCAAGAATATCAATAGATTTGTCAGCAAATATTTTTGCAAGTTTACAATAACCTTGAACGTCATCAATTTTCTTATTACCGACAGACCAACCGTCACAATGTTTTAAAGCAATCTCAAGTGAGCGCATATAAATCCGCTCTTGCTTTGTTTCTTGCGTTGCCTTCAAATTCGCCAATTCAGCGGCCAACAACTCCAGTTGTTTATCGTTGTGACGCCTTCCCGCGTTATATCCCTTCGAATAATCTTTACTAGACATTAGTTATTTCCTCGCCGTTTAAAGTTATTTTGAAACCGTGAAAAATTCGGTTGTTTTGGTTCAGTGATTTCCACATCGTGAACCATATATCGTCGGTCGGTTATTTCGAGTCTTAATAGTGCGGGCGACGGGTTACGTTGAAGGTCAATCATTGCGTTATTTATATCCCCAATGATATCACCTGAGGGGTCAGACCAATCGGTGATGGGTTCGACAATAACCGATTCAACGCTTGATGCGGCCAACGTGTGAAGTAATGCGGCGCTCCAACCAATATTGCCGCCACCGATTACGACTATCTTTTTCACGTTGTTTTCTTTGTGGCAATAGTGATGCCATCCAAATGGTCAACTTCATGCTGTACGCATACGGCGGTTATATCTTTGAGTTTTCGTCGAAGGGGTTTCCAATCAGGTGTGAAACCTTCAACAATGATTTGCTTGTGTCGCTTTATACGTACCTGCAGACCTGGATAAGATAGAGAACTCTCCAGGAATGATATGATACCACCGTAACGTTTAATTATTACCGGGTTGATGATTGCTTCACGAAACCCACCAACACGTATGACGATGACGCGTCGCAACACCCCAACCTGATTCGCAGCGAGGCCAATGGCATTGTATTTACACACTTTTACGCCGGGGTATTTCTCAATCAATCGACCAATTGGATCGTCAACGTGCCACCTGGTCAATATAGCAAGTAATGCGGCGTCCTCACTGAATCGTGTAAAAAAATCGTCCGTGAACCAATCCCATGCG